ATGGCGAAGGTCAAGCTCACTACCCGGTTTATTGATACCATCAAAGTCGAGGAGCGCACAGACTTCCACGATACGCTAGTTCAGGGGCTGTCGCTTCGCGCGTCTCCCACGGGTACCAAAACTTGGAACCTTCTATACACGCGCCAAAGCGACGGGGCCAAGCAACGTGTGAAGATCGGTCGTTATCCTGCAGTCGATCTGGAGGCAGCGCGTAGCAAGGCGCTAAAGGCGATGGCTGGCGCTTCTGATGGCATCGACCCGGCAAACAAACGGCACGCCCTAAGGGAAGCGATTACAGTCGAGGAGTTAGGTAAAGCCTATCTTGATAAGTATGCCAAGCGACAGAAGAAGACGTGGGAACAGGATGAGCGGCTGCTGAAGGCGGAAGTGTATCCCTCGATCGGTAAGATGAAAGCCGTGGCTGTTAAGCGCCGGGATATCCTGGATATCGTCGAAGCCAAGGCAGAAGAGGGGCATGGCGCTCAGTCAACGAATATCCTTGCGGTTGTGCGGAAAATGTTCAACTGGGCTGTGGACGGTGACTACCTCGAAACGTCTCCTGCTGCCGGCATTAAGCCTCGATCGAAGGCTGTCCGGCGTGACCGCGTGCTGGACACTCAAGAGATCAGATCCATCTGGAGTGCGCTTCAAGTCGCAACGCTGAACCCGGCCACTGCGGATGTAGTACGTTTGCTCTTCTTAACGGGTCAACGCTCAGGTGAGGTATGCGGCATTCGAAAATCAGAACTTGATGTCGATGCGGCCACTTGGACCATCCCGGGCGAACGCACCAAGAATGGGCTCACACATCTTGTTCCATTATCTCCAGCAGCAATGGATGTCGTGAGGCCGGCATTTGACGCTGCAGATGACGACGATCCCAAGGCAGCGCTATTCACGCGGACGGGAGAACCAATTCAGAGCAATGCGATAGCGCAGGCAGTTCGCTTAAAGCTGCAAGTCGCGAAGGGGCATTGGACGCCGCACGACATACGCCGAACAGTCGCTACTGGAATGGCAGGCGCTGGGGTGGCGCCACACATCGTTGAGGCGGTTTTGAACCACATCAGTGGGTTCAAGGCGGGTGTTGCAGGGGTCTACAATCGGGCCACCTACGAGCCGGAAAAGCGGGCCGCGTTAGCTCTTTGGGCAAAAGAACTAAATAAGCTCATATCGGGAACGTAAAGGAACATCCTTGCTGTGAATAAGACGCAGTAAGTTACAATAAACGCGATTGACACGTGGCATTGTGATTCGCTTTCTAGTATATTTTGAAGCATGGTTAATTTTACCTAAAAGTGGGCAAAATGAAGCAGCAGGTTATCACTGGTAGGCGTCTAATCAGTATCCGTGACGTGTGTTCGTTGACGTCACTGTCCCGCTCAACCCTTTGGCTGAAAGTGAAAGCGGGTGACTTTCCCAAACCTGTCAAGCTTAGCGACGATGGTGTTCGGAAGGCCTTCGTATCCAACGAAATCGACGAGTGGATCAATCAAAGGATTTCGATTCGTGATCGGGAGGCCGTCGCCTGAGCGGCCTTCATTCTCCGCTTTTCCTAAATTGGGATCACCGTCCGCACTGGGCGGCGCTTCGCGACGAGTTTGGGGGGAGCGAAACAGTAGCCTCAATGCTACTGTCACTTACGACCGCCCGGGGGCCGGTCTCTTATTCTCGGAATAAAAACCACTACAACACCACGGCACGATATCGCTCCAAGATATTCACATACGCCAAGGTGACGCAGGCCGCGGACTACATTGCGGGTCAAGGCCTCGCCCTCCATCACAAGGTGCAGCCGGGCCATATGGGCTGGCAGAGCTCCCTTACCGCAACACCAGAGACGGTCGAGCGTGTATCCGCCATCCTCAATAAGGGCACAAATCTTGAAGCCCTCCCACCTCCAGAGATCATCATACTAAGAGATGCTGACGGCAGATCGACCGACTACCGGGAGAGCTGTGAGATCCGGAAGATGCGCCTCAAATTGGCGGCTATGAATGAGGCCATTCGGGCCACGATGTTCACCGGCATCATCCCTGATGCCATGGTCAGAATCTTCAACAAGAGCTTCAACAGGGGCGGTAGGTTTTATGCACTCGGAGGCAGCTGGCAGTCCATGAGCAAAGACGCAAGAAAACAGATACGAATTGGCGGAGAGCCGGTCGTCGAGATCGACTACAAGACGCTCCACCCAGCCCTCCTTTACGCGCAGGCTGGCGCTCAGATGCCAGAGGACTGCTACTCTATGAATGGGTGGCCCCGATCGCTTGTGAAGGTTGCCTTCCTCATCCTCATCAACGCGAAAAAAGAGCACGATGCGAGGGCGGCGATAGCGCGGCACGATCAGATGGCGTTGCTTACACGACCAGGCTCACAAGAGGCTTTCTCGCTGGCATCAGATCTGACGGCTGCTATCAAGGCGAGACACGTCGGAATTGCTCCTGCATTTCACAGTGACAAGGGCGCAGAGTTAATGCGGCTGGACAGTGATCTGGCCGAGACAGTCATGCATGTAATGATGATGGCAGGTGTGGTCGTCCTGCCCGTCCACGACAGCTTCTTAGTGCAGGAATCAAAGGCAGGAATGCTCGAAGAGGTCATGCTTCGGGTGGCCTACGAAGCCGGTTACGAAAGCCTTCGGGTGCAGCACGCATAATGGCCGAAATTGCCTTGTTATATCAAAGGGATAACGCAATAACGACTTACATATGCTATTCCCCTCCTCTTCCTTCCTGCCTCTGCCCTGTCTCCCTCATCTCGTTTGGAGGTCAGAATCTACTGATAAAGGGGGTGGAAAAAATTTTTGGCGAAGCCAGAAAAAAAATTTTTTGGCGAAGTCGAGGGAGGAAGGAAGAGGAGGAAGGAAGAGAAGGGGTAACCTTGCAGCCGCCCCCGCGGAACTGAACGACCATCGCCGCGGTGATTTTTGGTGAGCAGCTATGGCGCGCAGCCCCTATCACTTTCGCCGCCGAGACGCGGCACAGCTACTTTGAATGAGATCACAACCGGCCCTTGCCCGAAAAAACCGGGACATAACCGACAAAGCCGTTGGAATCTTAGGGATTTTTCGCTTTTTGGGCTTGACCGGGATTCATCAATCTGAAGACTTGTGATAGTCTAACTTATTGATTTGGTTGCCAACCACAAAGGATAGTAAGCGAGATGAGCTACTTAACTGCCGTACAAGTGCGTGAGCGTTACAAGATAAGCGAAATGACTTTGTGGCGTTATCAGCAAGATAAAAAACTGAACTTCCCAAAACCTTTGATCGTGAAGAGGCGAAAGCTGTTCGACGAACAAAAGCTCATGGACTGGGAGCGCGAACGCGCGGCTGGGTCAGCATGAGCGGGAACGAAAAACAGCAGCAGGAACTCCGGTCGCCAAACTCAGAAGTTCCCGCTGCCCGATTTGAAGACGCTTTCGCATCTCCTCCAATCATCAACAGCAAAGAGACCGTCGATGACGAAGTCAGCTAAACCATGCCTTTCTATGCGTGTCCAGCTACTTGATAAGGGGCAACCGCACGGGCTCCCAATCACTGTGGTCGGCCGAGAGTATTGGGCTCTGAAGAATCTTATTGATGCGGGTGAACGAGGCTGCACTCCGATCGACCAGCCCGGGCCACGCTGGTCCCACTATATTTGGAAGCTCCGCGGCTACGGGATCGCGATCGAAACGACCGACGAACGGCACGACGGGCCATTCCCTGGAATCCATGCTCGCTACATTTTGCGGTCAGATCTGACTGTCCTCGATGCAAGCGAGAGAGTAGCCGCATGACAGTAGCTGAACGCAAAGCGCGCGAAGCGCATGACCGCGAGAACCCGTGGCGGCCGATGCGTGAGGCCAAGCCAGACGGGCTCATCTGCAATCTGCTTTTTAACGACCTCGGCGGCCATCACTCGCCAGAAGACACGAAATACTTCCTCGACCCTGATGGGCATTGGTATCGCGAAGACCCTCCAGCGCGAATTTTCGAAAAGCCGATGAACTGGCGGCCCGCATACGTCCGGATGACTCCGGAGCGGAGAGCCATCATCAGGAAGCGTAGCGAGGTCTCCGATGACTAAATGGCGAAAGTTCAAGAAATCGCGCTCAGCAGTCGCGCCGGCCTATGAGATTGACCACACTGCCTTCGCCTCAGGTCTGCACGTGTTCGCCGATGGCGCATGTGAGCCTAATCCCGGCCCCGGTGGCTGGGGCGTGGCCGTCTTCAGGGACGGCGTGGAGTTGTCTTCGGAACACGGCGGGGACGCCGACACTACAAATAACCGGATGGAGCTTACAGGGCTCCTGAGGGGTATCGGGGCCGCGAAGGCCCTGAATGGGCCGGTGACGATTTGGTGCGACAGCATGTATTGCGTCAAAGGCGCGAACGAGTGGCGCCACGGCTGGAAAAAGAACGGGTGGCAGCGCGGCGGACCGAATGCCGACCCGAAAAACCGAATACTCCTCAATGCCGAGACGCAGCTCTCTCGGACTCAGAACAGATAACCATCCGTTGGTGCAAAGGGCATGCCGGCATCGTCGGTAATGAGAGGGCGGACGAACTGTCGCTCGTTGGACGTCAGAGACTGCTCGACGTGAAGAATGCACTCCCGCATTCAGCGGGAGACCTCGACGCTCAATATCGCAGCATCATGGCGAGGTGACGATGACGCAATTCGAAGAGGCCGACGAGGCCACGCAACGACGCTGGATGCAAAACCTGCTCGGCAGGGACAACGTAGAACGGCTGGAGAAGCAGACCGAACGTCAGAAGGCGGCCCCGCAAATCAAGCTCAACTTCCGGCCCAAGCCCGTAATAGTCAGCTACGAGTTCTATCGCATTCCGGACATGATCCACCTCAACTGGCGGATCAACCGGCTCGAAAACGGCCGATGCGAGCTGTTCAAGAATCGCCTCGATGAGAGTGAGTGCCGCGCCGAGGTGAAGAGTTTGCGGGCGAAGGGCTTTACCTGCCGGGAACTGACGTTCGGCGCACACTCACGTTACGCAAATCGCTCGGACGGTAAAGGCAACGCCCGCCAGCGACCGGCAAAAACCGAGATCATGGACAGGTTGAAGGATTTCAAGATTTGAAGCAGTCAGCGGCAAAGAAGTTCACGAAACCCGGTTTCGATGGCGCGAAGGTCTGCAAGGTCTCCGTGCGCGTGTCGTCGAACCGCACGACGAAGCAGAGCGTCCGAGCGATGCCAGGTACGTTCGAGTGGCGTTATGGGCGAGGAGGGCCGGGAATGTATCTCTACCACGCTGGCTCGCACTACGCGCGGCTCTGGGAGCAGGCGGGAACCGCCTCGGCGTCGTCTCCGGACCTTAACGGGACCATCGGCGCCGGCTGGAAGGGCATCCCTGAGAAGCGTCTCGAAGCGATGGAGGAGCTAAAGGGAGCCGCTGCAGTTCTCGGCGCGCTCGTTTCTGCGCGTTTGACCGCCTATTGCGCTCAGGGCCTCACCGCCAAGCAGATCGGACTGAAGTTCGAGATTAGCGAACGGGACGTCGCACCGGTCCTGGAGCAGGATTTGGTCGCCTGTGCGAAGTGCTTTGGGTACAAGTAATGTTTCGATACCGAAACGAATTGACTTTCGACGCGAAACCCCGGTAGAGTCTTTCCAACGTCAGAGTTGCGCCTGCTGCTATTTTCTCCGGCAACTTGTTTCGGACACAATCGGTCCGTATAGGACGGGCATCGGCTTCGCTGATGAGCGCTGGAAAACTTCTGCCGCTCGCGAAAGCCGCCATGACCCGATGCCATTGACCACGGATGTACTGGCACTGGTGAGAAGGTGATGATGAGGAAGGTCGGTGCGGTTTCGCCCCGGCCTTTTTTGTTGGATGTCGATCGAACTAGCCCGCCAACCATCGCGGCCACTCGTGCTGGTTTTCCCGGATGCTTTGAGGCGCAGAGTAGAAAGTTAACTGTTTCGCAACTCTGCGTAAGTGGAAAATTTACCCGTGAACGCGATGCTAGGATGCGCGGGCAACGGGGGAATGATGCCTTTACCTTCTTTTAACTCAAACGGCATCTTGCCGCCGGTCGCTGGCACCGATCCGACCGATATGGATCGCTCGCCCTATATCGTCAGTATGACAGAGTTGGTCCAGGCATTCGGCACCACGCCTCATCGGAGGCAATTGCTGAGAAATCTCATCGCTTACCGACAGTTGATATCGGCCGGAGGCTACACATCCGGGCTGCAGTTTCTTGACGGCAGTTTTGTAGAGGATGTGGAGAGGCATAGCCGCCGCGAACCGGGCGACATTGATGTTTTCTCGCTCCTCCATGTGCCGGCGCAGTACATGCAGGATCCGCCATCGTGGCAGCAGGGTGGCTTTCAGTTTTGGGCAGACGAAATTCAGAACCAGCCGCGAAACAAAGACCGCTTCCGTCTGGATACCTATGCCGCTCTGGTCGAAGAGTTCCAGCTTCTCGGTCTGCTCAAAAACGTCATGTACTGGTATAGTTTGTTCTCCCATCAGCGCGATACATATGCGTGGAAGGGATTTGTCGCGGTCGTGCTAGACCCAATCCAGGACGCGAGCGCTCTCACTTTGCTAGGGGAGCAGTGATGCCAAACCTATTGTCGATTGAGGCGCTTGAAGCTGACAGGGTTTTTGCGCAGCGGCAGCTTGAAAGCTTGCCGGCCAGTCCGTGGGGTACTGCACGCCTCATGTGGGAACAAAGGCTTGCGGAAATTAGCCGGCAAATCGAGGAGATGCGAGTAAGCGCCGCGACAAGCGCAAGCGTTGCCCTGATATTCGATGGTCTTCCGGTGGTCGGCCAAGGGGATATCCGGCTCGACTTCTCCACAGATGTCCTCGCAATCTATCAAAAAATCATCGCCGCCTCGATGGCAACGCTGAGCGATCAGCAGATTGCTACGAAGGGCAAGATCAAGGGCGCGGGGCGGTCGAAGCTCTATATCCGCGATATCGTTCGTGGCTCTATGGGTTTCATCCTTGAAGAACTGTCACCGCCTCAAACGGACATGTTCAACACGCCGCTCAAGAACGCCGTTGAACGCGCGACGGAGTTTTTGGCAAGCTTGAACACAGCCTCGGATGAAGACTTCAATTCCGCCATTGACACCGCAGCGCCCAGACTCGTGAGTGCCGTGCAGAAGTTCGCTAAGGTCCTGAAGGATGCCGGTGCGACGGCAAAAATTGTCGGGTCGGAACATAAGCTCGCGCTGGGTCTTGAGGACGTCAATCGTCTGTCCGATCGGTTCACTGAAGTGGACGTTCAAGAGGAGAGCGTCACGCTTGACGGCGTTCTATTGGGTGTACTTCCGGATTCCCACGATTTCGAACTCGAAGTGGATGGGCAGGATGGCGTTTTAAAGGGATCTGCAACAGATGATCTCGTTGCGAAATACGTCGCTGACCAAGCGTTTAAGGAGCAGCTTCTGCTGAAGCCGGTGACGGCGTTCCTTCGTTACACTCGCACTTTCCGGAACAGCAAGCTCCTGCGCGAGCAGGTGATGCTGGAAAACCTCGAACCTCGAATTGAAAACGAGATGTTCGGTCGCTTCTAGATCTCGTGAGACGACACCCGCCCGGATGGCGCTAAGCGGTTGTTACGCGGACGGCCGATTCACGACCGCTTTGCAGACGCAGCAAGAGATTTCGGCCGTCTGTGGGAATGACGATTCCTTCGAGTAGGCAAAGCCGGCGGGCAACGTATGCACCTTGAAATCAGGACCACTATCTTCGGCTTCGCTCTCTGAGCACTGCGCTACTCCAGCCGCCCCACATTTCGGACAAATCAAGCCCAGGGCATAATGCTCGCGTTCGTCCATAAATCCCTCACTTGTGAATTTGCGCCAAAGCTCGCGCATCCCAATAAAGAAAGCAAGGTTAGATGGCCAACGCTACCACGCCAGCCGCGGTAGGCAGGCCCAGCCTCTTCACCGATGAAATGGCAGGCCTGATTTGCGACCGAATCTCCAACGGTGAGAGCCTTCGGTCGATCTGCGACGATGATGGATTCCCCTCGAAGTCAACGGTCTTCAAGTGGTTGAGCGAGAACGAAGCATTCTCGGACCAATACGCCCGCGCGCGCGAGGCTCAGGCCGATGCCATCTTCGACGACATTCTCTCGATCGCCGATGACGCTCGAAACGACTGGATGGAGAAGCTCGACAGCGAGGGCGGGAACATCGGTTGGCGAGAGAACGGGGAGGCCGTCAGGCGTTCACAGCTCCGTATCGAGGCTCGGAAGTGGATGGCGGGCAAGCTACGGCCGAAGAAGTACGGCGAAAAGCTCGACCTGAATGTGTCTGGCAGCCTCGAAGCGATGCCCGAGGAAAGGTTGAATGCTCGAATCGCTCAGCTACTCGGAAAAGCAGGAGCTGGCGGCGCTGCTGGCGGAACAGGACCGGCGGACCCGTCAGAATCGCCTGAAGACGTATAGGCCGTATTCGAAACAGATCGAGTTCCACAAGTCCGGCGCCGCCTACCGCGAGCGTCTGTTCATGGCAGGCAACCAGCTCGGTAAGACGCTGTCAGGCGCGGCCGAGGCGGCGATGCACCTCACCGGTCAATACCCCGACTGGTGGCCTGGTCGTCGATGGGACAGCCCCATCACGATGCTCGCCGGTTCTGAATCCTATGAACTGACGCGCGACGGCGTTCAGCGCCTTCTGATCGGGCCGCCGCTTAATGAAGAGGATTGGGGCACTGGGTATATTCCGACGGCCGCAATTCTGGACACCACGCGCCGCGCTGGCGTCTCTGGCACGCTCGATAGCGTCACAGTTCGGCATGCATCAGGCGGAGCATCGACGCTCTTGCTCAAAGGCTATGACCAGGGCCGCAGCAAGTGGCAGGCCAACACCGTTGATTATGTCTGGTTCGACGAGGAGCCGCCCGAGGACGTTTATCTAGAGGGCATCACCCGAACCAATGCGACAGGCGGCTCTGTCGCCGTCACATTCACGCCTCTCAAGGGCATGAGCACGGTTGTTGCGAGGTTCATCATGCCAGGTGACGACGAGGGCGCCAAATACCGCACCGTCATCACCATGACGATCGACGACGCGGAGCACTACAGCCCGGAGGAGCGGGCCCGCATCATTGCCAGCTATCCGGCGCACGAACGCGAGGCTCGCACAAAGGGTGTCCCGTCGCTCGGCTCAGGCCGCATCTTCCCAGTTTCGGAGGAGAGCATCACCGTCGCGCCGTTCGAGATCCCGAAGCACTGGGTACAGATCGGTGGCCTCGATTTCGGGTGGGATCACCCCTTTGCCGGTGCTGGCTGCGCATGGGACCGCGACGCCGACGTGTTCTATGTGACCAAGGTTTACCGGGAGCGGGAAGCAACGCCTATCATTCATGCGGCTGCCCTGAAGCCGTGGGGCGATTGGTTGCCGTGGTCGTGGCCGCACGATGGATTGCAACACGACAAGGGCAGTGGCGAGCAACTAGCCGTCCAGTATCGGGGGCAGGGCCTCAAGATGCTGCCGGACCGGGCCACCTTCGAGGACGGCACGAACGGCGTTGAGGCCGGCATCTCGGACATGCTGCAGCGGATGCAGACGGGCCGCTTCAAGGTGTTTTCGACCTGTAGCGAGTTCTTCGAGGAGTTCCGGCTCTACCACCGGAGAGACGGGAAAATCGTGAAAGAGCGCGACGACGTGATTTCAGCGTCTCGTTACGCGCTGATGATGAAGCGCTTTGCCAAGGTGAAACCGTCGAACACCGGCTGGGCATTCACTGATCGGAAGGTTGTTTGATGGCTGCACTCACAGACGGGCAAATCGCCTCTCAAGTCTCCCAACTGGTCAAGGATTGCGAGAGCTTCCGCGACCAACTGTCGGGCGACCGCATCAAGGCGATGGAATATTATGATGGCGTCATGAAAGACGTTCCGGCCGATGCAAATCGATCGAAAGTCGTCTCGCGCGACGTGCGATCTGCGATCAAGAAGGTGTTGCCGTCGCTGACCCGCACGATCCTCGGCAATGACAAGGTCGTTGAATATGAGCCGGTGAATCAGGGCGACGAGGCCGGCGCCGAACAGGCAACCGACTACATCAATTACATCGTCTTCCCGGAGAGCAACGGCTACGTCGCAGTGCAGGATGCAGCGCACGACGCGCTGAAGCTGCGCAACGGCGTGATCCGCTGGTGGTACGAGAAGAAGCGGATGGTCGAGGTCTCACGGCACACCGGCCTTGATGAGGCTTCGATGGTGCAACTCGTAAGCGGCGATGACGTCGATGTCTTGGAGCAGGGGCAGAAGGTAGAGGTGATCGAGACGCCGGAAGGCCCGGTTCCGACCACCCTCTATGATTTGAAGATCCGGAGAACCGTTGAGAAGGGATGCACCCGGCTCGCCGCGGTGCCACTTGAGGAGTTCTTGGTCCACCCCGACGCCATGTCGATCGACGACAGTCTTTGCACCGGTATCAGCATGAAAATGCGCCGGTCCGACCTTGTCGCCATGGGTTACGACCGGGCGATCATCGACGATCTGCCAACGACGACCAAGGACAACGAGAAGGAAACCGAGGAGTTTGCGCGCCGCCGTGATGTCGTGGACGCTGACGACCAGGCGGACAAGGCCTCTCAGGAGGTCGACTATTACGAGCTCTATGTCCGGATCGACGCCGACGACGACGGCATAGCCGAACTGCGGCGCATGGTCTTCGCCGGCGGTACCGCTGAGAAGAACCTTCTCGAGAATGAGGAGTGGGACGAAATCCCGTTCGCTGACCTGATCACTGAGCGCCGGCCGCATCAGCGCGAGGGCAACTCGGTCACCGACGACATGGCCGAAATCCAGCGCATCAAGACGGTGTTGCTCCGTCAGACGCTCGATAATCTCTATTGGCAGAACAACCTTCAGCCGATCGTCCAGGAAGGCACGATCGAGAACCCAGAAGCGGTGCTGAACCCGAAATTTGGCCAGCCCATCCGCGTCAGCCAGGGTACTGCCGTCGGGAACGCCATAGGTTACAACACGGTGCCGGTGGTCGCCGACAAGTCGTTCAACATGCTCGGCTATCTCGACCAGGAGGCGACCGACCGCACCGGCATTTCCGACGCGTCGAGTGGGATGGCCCCCGATGCGCTGCAGAACATGACCGCCAAGGCCTCGTCAATGATCGAGGCTGCCGGCATCGGCCAGACCGAACTGATGGTGCGCACCTTCGCGCAGGGACTGAAGCGGGTGTTTCAGGGCCTATTGCGGCTCACCATCAAGCACCAGGACCGACCGCGCACGGTGCGTCTCCGCGGTCAGTGGGTGACCTTCGATCCTTGCCATTGGAATGCGGCCATGGACGCCACCGTGAACACCGGCCTCGGCGCCGGCACGCGAGAGCGCGACATGCTGATGGTTCAGATGATCCAGCAGTTGCAGGAGAAGCTGCTTTCGACGCTGGGCCCGGTCAACAACCCTTATGTGTCGCCCGACAATCTCTATAACTCGATCTCGAAGACGGTAGAGGCTGCCGGTCTCAAGTCGCCGGATCTCTATTTCACGAAACCAGACCCGGAAGAGCTTCAGAAGCGCCTGGCTGCCGATGCGGCGAAGCCTGACCCGGAGATGCAGAAGGTTCAGGCTCAGGCGCAGGCCGACATGGAGAAGGCGAAGCTTCAGGCCGAGACCGATCGGCAGAAGCTGGCTGCACAAACGCAAGTCGACATGGCGAAGATCCAGGCCGACAGCGACATCAAGCGCTACCAGATCGATCAGGAGATCAAGCTGAAGCGTGACCAGGCGATGGCGCAGGCAATGCTCGGGCAACGCGTCCCGAGCGCCCAGATCGGAGGGCAACCAGGATGAAGCAGGAAGAGAAGCAGGCAGCAGCCCGCGAAATGCTCGCCAATCCGCTCTTCCATGTCCTGATGGGCGATCTGGAAGCCGCAGCTATCAACGGGTGCATCAACGCCCCGGTCATCGATCACGAGACCCGCGCCGCCTTTGCGGCCGAAGCGCGGGCCATCCGAAATTTCCGTAGCAAGCTCAAGTTCCTCGCCGCCGAGGATCAAGCCAAGGCTGACGGAAGAGGCGCCATGGCATAGGGCCCGGGCCAAACCTTAGAAAGCACCCCAACATGAGCGAGAGCGTCAACCTGGCCGCGGCCGGGAACGAAACCGTGCAACCCTCGACCGACATCGACAACCCCGACAATCTGGACTTCTGGGAGCCTGGCGAAGACGACAAGCCGGCCAACCCGGGACAAGGAACGGAAGGGATCGAAGGCGAGACGGCTGAGACCATCGAAGGTCAAGAGGCCGGCGAGACCGCAGAGAACGCTGAAGGTGACGAGCCAGCCGATGCCGAGAATGGCGATGCGGCCAACGTAGCCGACAACCAGATCGTGACCCTGAAAGGTGGCGAGCAGGTGCCGTTTTCCGAGCTCAAGCTCGGGTACATGCGGGAGCGCGATTACCGTTACAAAACACAGGAGACCGCCAACAAGGGCCGGGCTCTTGATGCAATGACGACCCGCGTGACCAACACGGTCAAGGGTATCGCTTCCTATCTTGCGGACCGTTTGCCGCCTGAGCCGCCGCGTCAGTTGGCGTATCAGAACCCCGCCGAATACACCCGCCAGAGAGCGGCGTATGAAGACGGATTGGCAAACATCAACCAGATCATCGAGCTGGCGAACGATTCGACGGCGGTTGCCGGCGAGCTTTCGTTGTCCATGACCGAGGAGACGCTTCAAGCTGAGAGTGAAAAGCTCGCAGGGCTGTTCCCGCAGACGGCGAAAGACGACGGCCGTAAGGCTTTCTTCGATCAGGCGTTTTCGGCGGCCCGAGAGCTTGGTTTCTCAGACACCGAGCTGAAGAGCGTTTCGGATCACCGGCTGTTCGGGCTTGCCTACTATGCCCGGATCGGGATGCAGGCAGAGCAGGCCCGCGCCAAGGCGCTGACGAAGGTCACGGCAGCCCCTCCCGCCACGGCGACCCCTCGTCCGAGTGGTGGGGCCGGCCAGCAGGTGCGCAAGAGCAAGGAAGCGATGCAGCGGTTGTCGAAAACCGGGTCGATCAAGGACGCAATGTCGATCGACTTCGATTAACCCCGAAATCGAAGGAATACGAACATGGCCGCAGTAGCCAACACGTTCACGACCAACCAGGCCGTGGGCAACCGCGAAGAACTGTCCGATGTGGTGTCGCGCATCACGCCGGAAGATACGCCGATCTACTCCCTGATCGAAAAGGGCACCACCAAATCGGTGCACCCTGAATGGGAGACGGACGAGCTTGCTACTCCGGGCGCCAACATCAAGACCGAAGGTGACGAATACACCTTCGGCGCGATCACCCCGCCGGAGCGTCTGGGCAACTACACCCAGATCCTGCGCAAGGACTGGATCATTTCGGCCACCCAGGAAGTCGTTTCCGAGGCCGGGAACGTCCAGAAGCGCAAGTACCAGAAGCTGAAGAAGGGCGTCGAGATCCGCAAGGACGTCGAGTTCGCCATCGTCGACACCAACGCCTCTGTTGGCGGTGCGACGCGCGAGTTCGGCTCTCTGAACACCTGGATCGAATCGAACGTCTCCCGCGGTGCCGGTGGCGCCAACGGCGGTTTCGATACTCCGACCGGCCTCACGGTCGCGCCGACCAACGGCACGCAGCGTGCGTTTACCAAGGCCATCTTGGACAGCGTCATGCAGCAGGGCTACCAGAATGGGGCGAACTTCCGTCACGTCTCTGCCTCGCCCTACGTCAAGAGCGTGTTCGTCACGTTCATGTCGGACGCCAACGTTGCCCCGTTCCGCTACGCTGTCTCCAAGGGCGGCGAGCGCAACACCATCGTTGCGACGGCTGACTATTATGAGGGGCCGTTCGGCACGGTGATGATCCATCCGAACCGAGTGCAGGCAGGTGCGGCCGCTCAGGCGCGCAATGCCTTCTTCATCGATCCGGACATGCTGTCCTTCCTCTGGCTTCGCAAGATCCAGGAAGACAAGGACGTCGCGAAAACCGGTGACGCCGACAAGGGCGTGATCATCGGTGAGGGCACCCTCAAGGTGCACAACGAGAAGGGCCTCGGCGTTGCTGCAGACCTCTTCGGCCTGACCGCCGCGAGCTAATCGCGTCGTCACCATCATCGTCATCTGCGAAAGGGCGGGCTTCGGCTCGCCTTTTCGCGTTCCAGGAGCAAAACGGAAATGACCGACCAGAACAAGGCGGCCGACGCCGCGAAAGACAAGAAGCTCGTCCCCCTCAAGCTGTTGCGCGACGTCTGGGACGAAGAAGGCCAGCGCCTGCCGAAGGGCGACGAGATCGAACTTCCCCTCGATTTCGCCAAGCAGCTCATCGCGGAGGGCAAGGCAAAGCGGAATGACCCGCTCCCCGGTGATTCCAAATGATCGTTCGTGACGGAGCGTGGACGCTCTACCATCACGACGCGATGACGGGCCGCTCGACCTGGCATCTGTTCGACGGGGAGAAAGACGTTTTTCGCGTCGACTACCCCGTCGACAACCTGATCAGCGAAAATCAGGACGTCCGCAACAGCGCCGAAAAAGCTTGGCGCGGCGACTGGCACCGGGTCGCGTCCATCCCGCTGAACATCGCCCACGATAGCGGTCTCGTGCAGGCCCACAGCGAGGGGGACGACCGCTATGTGAAGCGGTTCCTCAACAGTTCCGACAACCGCGCCTGGCGGACGAAGGAAGGCCACCTATGAGCGTCGAATACGATCGGGTGAAAGGGCAGGTGAAAGCCATCGAGGCGAGCCGGCCCAGCGCTGAGGAAAGCCCGGAGGCGCACCGGGAGGCGAATGAGCAGATTGCGCGCATCATCGACCGCTCACGTCTGTTCGCCGCTGCCGAGCGGTACCGAAAGGTTCCCCTATGAACGCCATCGCAGACTATGCCTCGCTGCTCGTCGATGCCGGCGAGTACAGCGGCCGCAATGACGTCGCGCATCTGTTTCCGCGGTTCCTGGGCCTCGCAGAGCTGAAGCTAAACCGCTTCCTTCGCGTGGCCGGTATGGAACTGGTCGATACTGTCGCTCTGACGAACGGAGCCGGCCCGTTGCCGACCGACTTTCTTGAGGCGCGGGAAGTCAAAAACGCAAACGGTGTTCCGATCCGCGCCGTGGCCCTGCAGCAACTCACCGACAGCTATATGGGACGCGCCGGCATCCCGACTGAGTACGCCATCGTCGGGAGCACGATCAATGTTCGGCCTGTCGGCGATGGCAGTCTCACCGTCACCTATTACGGCAAGATCCCGCCGCTCACGCCCGCGAATCCAACGAACTGGCTGCTTGAGAACGCACCCGACGCCTACCTCTATTCGCTGGTTGAGGAAATCGCGATCTGGGAGCGGGACGCCGACAAGGCAGGAGCAGCGCTGCAACTGAAAATGCAGGCTCTCTCCGGTCTCAAGATCGGCGATGAGCGCTCTCGCTGGGGCAATGCCCAAGTCGTCGTCGGAGGCCCGACCCCATGACCCTGCTTTCCGCCATTAACGAAGTTTGCGACGTCGTCGCGCTCGACCAGTTCGAAAGCGTCTATGGTTCGGTCGATCCGAACGCGCAAACGATGGTCGCGCTCGCCCAGGAAGCCGGTGATGAGATTGCACGCCGCGCTGATTGGCAGCGCATGATTTCGACGCACACGGCCGCGGCCTCTCCGGAGAACCTGCCCGAGGATTATCAGCGCATGACGCCCGGTGGTGCCGTCCGCACCGCCGCAGGTGAATTCTTCCGGCCGATCACCAACAGCTCGCAATGGGCTGTCATCGCCGGCATCCCGTCCGCGCAGCCGTATTTCTTCATTCGAGGCCAGCAGATCCTGTTTTCGCCGGCCGCATTGGCCGTGGGTGCCGTGATTGAGTACCTGTCGAAATTCTGGGTGATGCACGATCCGGAAGGCCCCCAGGCCACCCTGACGGCCGACGATGACACGCCTCTGTTTCCGGAGCGTCTGCTCGTCAAAGGCATCATCTGGCGCTGGAAACGACAGAAAGGCCTTCCCTACGAGGATAACCTCGCTGAGTTCGAGGCCGACCTTCTGCAGGAAATCAACGCCGATCGAGGTGTCGCATGAAGATGGCCCTTCGTCCTGCCCGCATCGGACAGAGCAATAGGGGCGCTGTTTCGATCGGCAAGCAGCAGGCCTCCGCGCCGATCACCTATCCAGCGCCCAAGCTCGGCTTGGTGACGACCGCTGACGTTGCAAGCCAGCAACCCGGCTCTGCACTGGTCATGCGCAATTTCTTGCCGACGCTTACCGGGTGCAAGATCCGGGGCGGCTCGGTTAAGAAGGGGCTTGCGGCTGACCTGGGCGATATCAAGAGCGCCTTCAAGTATAAGTACGGCACGACCGAAAAGCTGTTCGTTGCTACGAATAGCGCCATCTACGACATGTCCTCGCCTGCTGTACCTCCGGCCACGACGGCCGCAGCAGTGAGCGGGTTCGCAGGCGGGGATTGGTGCACCTTCCAGCATACCAACGCCGGCACCTCGAACCTCATCTGCTTCAACGGGGTGAATGATCGACAGGTCTACAACGGGAGCACCTGGTCGACGTCGCCGGCGATCACGTTCTCGGACGCGACAACGATGGCGCAGCTCAATTACGGCTGGCTGTTCAAGAATCGCCAGTTCTTGCTGAAGAATGCAACGCTCGACGCCTATTATCTGCCGGTCAACGCGATCGGCGGCGCCGCAGTCGTGTTTCCGCTCGGCGGCGTCATGAAAAAGGGTGGCTCGCTACTGATGGGCTTCTCATGGTCGCTAGAAAGTGGCGACGGCCTTTCGGATATGTGCGCGTTCATCTCGACCGAGGGTGAGGTTGCGGTTTATGCTGGCGAAGATCCAGCTAGCGCGTCGACGTTCGGTCTCAGAGGCGTGTACCAGATCGGGAAGCCGCTCGGAAAGAATGCGTGGATCCGCGCAGGAGGTGACGTGCTCGTTGCGACCAGCGACGGCCTCACGCCGATATCGCAGGTATTCCAGCGCGATCGGCAGGCCCTGAGCCTTGTCTCGGTCTCGCGCCCGATCGAGGACGAGTGGAAGAAGGCGGCGAACGCGACAGGCGGTGGCTGGACGCTCACCCAGTGGCCGGAGCAGAACCTCGTCTTTGTCAGCTTTCCGGAAAACACAGTCGTCAGCGATACTACATTCGTTCTCAACGTCCTGACGGGGCGTTGGTCGACCATCAGCAACTGGAAAGCGCTCTGCTATGCAACGCTTCAGGGCGGCATCTTCTTCGGCGCCCTCGACGGCTATTTCTGGCAAGGCGATATCACCGGGACGGATGACGGGCTCACCTTCAGCGCCACCTATCTTTCGCAGTTCTCGCCGGCAGGTCAGTTCGGGCAGCGCGCAGCGGCTTCGATGGCGCACATGTATTTCCGAGGTAAGTCGAAGCCGAAGGTGAGGCTGTTCGCACGCGGCGATCTGGACCGGTCCACGCCGTCGTTCTCGGACGTCACCGAAGGGAACATAAACTCTTCGGAATGGGACGTCGGTCTTTGGGACGTGGCGGTATGGGACGGCGTGTCTGAACTCATCAGATACGATTCCCGCCAGAACGTCCGCGCCACTGGCGACATGCTTGCCGTCGGCTGTGTCATCACTTCGGGCGGTGCGGTGAAACTCGACCTTGAAATCGACCTCGCGACGCTGCAGGTGACCGCAGGCGAGGCCAGCGCATGACATTCCTTCTCTGGGGAGGCGAAAGCGCGCCGGAGATAAACCGGGCGATCGGGTCGTTTGTGGCCGCCAACATTCCCGGCTGCGAACGTGGATGGGAGAATTTCACATCGCTCGGGCTCATCGACGCCGATCGGCTCGCGGCCGGTGTCGTTTTCCATAACTACAATCCGGAGGCTGGTGTCATCGAGCTATCGGCTGCTTCGATCTGCCGGCGCTGGCTGACCCGACCGATGCTGAAAGGGATGTTTGGCTATCCGTTCGATCAGCTCGGCTGCCAGATGGTCGTTTTGCGGGTGTCTGAGCGCAACGCGGTCATGATCGAAATTGCCGAGCGCTTCGGATTCGCATCTCACCGGATTCCCCGGCTGCGCGGCCGGGACGAGGCGGAAATCCTGTTCACTTTCACAGATGAAGACTGGCGGGCACATCCCGTCAATCGGAGGTAAATCATGGGCAAGCCCAAAGCACCGAAGGCACCTGATCCGGCACAGACCGCGGCCGCGCAGACCGGCACGAACATCGGCACGGCGATTGCGAACCAGACGCTCGGCAACGTCAACCAGGTGACGCCCGACGGCGCCCTGACCTACAACCAGACCGGCACGAAACAGTGGACCGATCCCACGAGCGGTAAGGTCTATGATCTTCCGACCTATACGGCGACGCAAACGCTGTCTGCGGGTCAGCAGGCAATCAAAAACCAGACCGACAAGGCAGAACTGAACCTTGCGACCTTGGCCTCTGGTCAGTCTGCGAAGCTGAACGATCTGCTCGGCAAGCCCGTCGATACCTCCAAGGCGCCGGCGGCCGGCGATCCGTCGAAGATCGGGCTGCCGCAATACGCCGGCTACGGGGCCGGCCCAATGCTGCAGACGACGCTGCCGAACGCTGGAAACGTCCAATCGTCGATTGCTGGCGCAGGAAACATTCAGAGGGATGTCGCCAACGCCGGCCCGATCAAGACCTCGATCGGAGACACCGGCAACATCACCAACAGCTACGATTATAGCGCCGACACCTCGCGCTATGAAAACGCGCTGATGGAGCGGATGAACCCACAGCTTGCGCAGAGCCGTTCGGCGCTCGAAACGCAGTTGGCGAACCAGGGGCTTCAGCCGGGCTCTGAGGCCTATAACCGCGCGATCGACTCCGCGACGAGGCAGGAGAACGACGCCCGCCTTGGCGCCATCCTGAACGCCGGTCAGGAGCAATCCCGCCTTGCCGGCCTCGCTCGGGATCAGGCGACGTTTCAGAACTCGGCGCAACAGCAGAACTTCAACCAGGCGCTCGCGGCCGCGGGGTTCACCAACCAGGCACAGGCCCAGCAGTACGGCCAGAATGCCAGCAACATGCAGTTGTCGAATGCCGCGCAGCAGCAGCAGTTCGGACAGAACGCGGCACAGCTGGAAGCGAACAACGCCGCCCAGAACCAGAACTTTCAGCAGGGCCTGGCGGCGGCTGGTTTCGGCAACGATGCAAAGCAGCAGATGTACCAGAACCAGAACACGACGACGGCGGCGAACAATGCGCTGAAGGACCAGACGTTCAACGCCCAGCAGGCGCAGATGACGGCGCAGAACAATGCTCGATCGCAATATCTGAACGAGCTCTACGCCGCCCGAAATCAGCCGATTAACGAGATTTCGAGCCTGCTTTCCGGTGCCCAGGTCAGCCAGCCGAATTTCGTGCCGACGCAGGGCGTGAGCATCCCCAACGTCGATTACGCCGGCCTGGTGCAGCAGGACTACGCCAACAAGATGGGCGCCTACAATCAGAAGCAGGCCGGTATCGGGTCGATCCTCGGCGGGCTTGCAGGCTTCGCGGCGCTATCGGACGAGCGGGCCAAGAAGGACATCAAGAAGGTCGGCGGCCTCTATGAGTACCGCTACAAAGGCGAAGGCAAGAACGCTCCGAAGCGCATCGGTGTCATGGCGCAGGAGGTCGAAAAGATCCGCCCCGAGGTCGTCATCCGAGGTGACGACGGTCTCCGCCGTGTCGACTACGGCGCCCTTTTCTCGGCGGGAAAAAGGAAACTCGCATGAACAATCCGTTTTCCTTCTACGCCGGCATGCGCAGGCCTGACACCACCCAGAACCGGCAGCAGCTTGCCGAGCAACTGCAAGCGAAGATCATGGGGCAGCCGATGCCCCAGAACACCGCCGAGGGCGTCGGCGCGCTCATGACCGGGATTGCTGCGGGCGCCGCAAAGCGTAATGCGGCCTTTCCGGTGGCCCCGGGCGGCGGCAAAACCTCGCCGCTGACTGGCCTCGCTAACTTCTTCACCATGGGCCGAAATGGAGGGCTCTCGTAATGGTCGGATTTTTGTTCGGTGGCGACACCGGCGAGACTGCGCAGTCTCTCGCTCGCAAACGCGATATTCAGGACATGCTGGCGCGTCAGATCATGGGGCAGCAGCCGAAGACGGCCGCCGAGGGCATCGGCGCGCTGTTGAGCGGCATCGGCGTGGGTATCGGCCGCTATCGCACCGACAAGGCGCAGAAGGCTGGCAGCGACGCCGCCTCGACCCTCTACAACTCGATCCTCGGTACGCCCACCCGATCGACGGCGAGCGCACCCAGCGTCAAGCCTGGCGCCATGGGCGGCAACATGCCGAAGGTGGACAGCAAGGGGAGTATGCCCGTTGCCACCGTCGGCAATGACGAGATCCGCAGCGGCATCATTTCGTCGGCCAACGCGCTCGGCATCGATCCGGTCGACCTGGCGACGGCCATCTCCTACGAGACCGCCGGCACCTTCGACCCTCTGAAGCGTGGCCCGACCACGCAGCACGGCCAGCACCGCGGCCTCATCCAGTTCGGCGAGACGCAGGCTGTCGAAAACGGCGTCGACTGGAACAACCCCGTTGGTTCGCAACTCGGCGAGAACGGTGCCGTTGTCAGCTACCTGCGCAACGCTGGTGTGAAGCCAGGCATGGGCATGCTGGACATCTATTCCGCCATCAATGCCGGCGGCGTCGGCCGCTATGGTGCTTCGGACGCCAACAATGGCGGGGCTCCCGGTACGGTGGCCGACAAAGTCAACAATCAGATGGCGGGACATCGTCAGAAGGCGCTTGCCTTGCTCGGCCAGGGCGGCGGCGCGACCGTTGGCGAACCGATGGCCTACTACGACGATAAGGGCCTGTCGGTCGAAACCCGTAAGCCGACGTTCTCTCCGGATGCGCGGTCGGCTGGTGGCGCTCGTTCGACGGTAGAGGCGAATGCGCCGCGGAATGCCGCCGAGGCAGTGACGGCGATGGCAGGCGGCAACATGCCGGCGGCAAATCCGTTCGTTTCCCCCTTTGTGGACCCTGCGATGCAGTCCGCTGCGGCCGCCAACCAGGCCGGGGCGTCGCTCTCCGATGAGGTCGCGGCCTTCGAACAGACGCCCGAATACGCCGCGCGCTTCCCGGGGCGCCAGGTCAGCGCCTCGTTCCCGGGCAAGGAAGCCGACGACATGGGCGTTGCGGCTCTGCCCCAGCCGGTCAACGTTGGGGCAAACCCGGTCCCTCCGAACTCTCAACCCATCGACAACATGCAGATCCCGCCCCAGTTCGCAGGCTCACAGCAGCTTGCCAGCGCACAAGGGGGCATCATGGACGCTCTGAACGCAGGTGCACCAGCGACGCCGCAGCAGATCGCCCAGGCGCAGGCGGCAGGCCAGCAGCCGACGCAAGTCGCCCAGTCGGGTAATGGCGTCGATCCGCGCCTCTACGAGCTGCTGACGAATGACTTCGCGACCCCGGAAATGAAGGCCGTGGCCCGTTCGATGATCGAGCAGCAGATGCTGGCCAACGATCCGATGCGGCAGCTCGAAATGCGCAAGCTTCAGCGAGACCTGGATGCCCCCCACAAACGCGAAACCTCTGTCGTCAACGGTCGGCTCGTCGACAACCAGACCGGGCAGGTCATTGCCGAATATCCTGACGCGCAGAAGCCGACGGCGGACCGGCAGAACTACGAGTACTATCGCGATTTCGAGGTCAAGAACGGGCGCACACCCCTGGGTCCGCTCGAATGGGAGCAGGCGCAGCGCAAGGCCGGTGCCGGGACCACCAACGTCACCGTCGGCGAAAGCGACAAGTTCTATGAGAACCTGGATAAGAAGAACGCCGAAACCTTCGCGGCACTATCCGAGACCGGTATGCAGGCACGGGCTCGCATAGGGCAGATCAACCGGCTGGAAGGGCTGTTCGCCAACATGCCGCAGGGCATCGAGGGCGGGTTCAAGAAGCTTGCTGGCGATTGGGGCGTCGCGATTGGTGAAGGAACCAGCGATATTCAGGCAGCCTCGGCGCTGCTTGAGAAAATGGTTCCAGAGCAACGCGCACCCGGCTCCGGCCCGATGTCCGATGCTGATATCCGGATGTTTCGGGCATCGCTTCCTCGCGTCCTCAATCAGCCAGGCGGCAACGAGCTGATTTTCCAGACCATGCGCGGTATCGCCGAGTATGAGCAGCAGATGGGCGCTATTGCCGATGCCGTAGCCGATCGGGAGATCGAGCCGGCGGAAGGCCGCAAGCGCATCCGCGAGCTGAATAACCCGCTCGAAAACTACAAAATTCCGGACGGACCGACTCCAAACGAGGGGACGAAGAAAACCCGGACCGGCGTCAACTGGGGCTACGAAGAATAATGGGTACGCTTACGGTGAATGGCGTCAAGGTCAAGGTCGACGATAGCTTTAAGACGCTGTCGCCGGAGGAGCAGGAGGCCACCGTCAACGAAATCGCGGCGCAGATCGCAGCCGGTGGCAAGGGCAACGCTCCCGCGCGATCTGGCGGCGTTGATGGTGCCATGCGAGCCATGGCGCGCGGCACGCTCGGTATCGGCTCCTATCTCGACGAGCTCGACGCCGCGACGAACGCCACGCTAGCGCCCCTGGTCGATCCCTTCTTGCCCGATAGTTACGAAAAGCTGCCGGGGAAGTCGTGGGGGGAACGCTACGATCAGGCGCTCGACATCCAGCGCCGCAAAGACGACGAGTACGACACCGATAACCCGAAGCTCTCGACCGGCCTGCAGATCGCGGGGGGCGTCGGGTCTGCCGGTGCGCTGCTCCGGGCGGCTCCCGTCATAGGCAACTACGCGCTCGGCAATACCGGTGCGTCTGTTGGCTCGCGTGTTGTCTCTGCTGGCGTTGCCGGTGGCGGCACTGGCGCGGTGCAAGGCTTCGGCGCGGGCGAAGGTGGGATGAAAGAAAGGGCCAAACAGGCAGCCTTTGAAACCGGTGTGGGTGTGGGGACAGGCGTTGCCATGTTGCCTCTCGCAGCTGGCGCCAACAAGCTCGCGTCCTCGATCGCCAGCAAGATCCTCGGTGAAAGCAACGACGCGCTTTCGACTGTCACCGACCAGGCGCGGCGCTATGTCGTCGACGAATTGTCAGATCCGACGAAGGTCGCGCGGTACCGCGATTCCCTCGAACAGCTCGGCCCACAAGCGATGCTGGCCGACGTTTCGCCAGAATGGCTTGGTGTCGCCCGCGGTGCCGCCGCTCGCCCGGGCACCCGTGGCTTGATCGTCGACCCTCTCAACGAGCGTAGCGCCATGGCGAATACGCGTTTGCGGGGAGATGTCACCGACAATCTCGGTCCCGATCCGATTCCGTCGCGCGTCGATCGCTCACTTGCCAGCGAACAGAACCAGGTGCGTCGTCGCTACGGCCCCGCGATGGCGGAACGGTCGAACTATGATTTTACGCCGATCACCGACACGCTCGATGACGAAATTCAGCGCCTGCGCGGGCCGGCACAGCGTCAGTTGCGAAACGTGCGGCAGATGCTCAACGTCAATGGGCAGGACATGGTCACAACTGATCCCGCAATCGCCTTCGAAACCCGGCAGGCGATCGACGGCATCCTCGAAACCGAGCAAAACCCGAAGGTGATTTCGGCCCTGACCGAGGCCCGCCAGATGATCGACGATGGTCTGCGCGCGTCGGTGCCACGGATCAAGGAGGTTGATGGTCAGTTTGCGGAAATCGCACGCCAGCGCGACGCGTTGGGCGAGGGGCGCTCGATCCTGAACAACGGCGCCACCGCGATGCGCCCGTCGGAACTCGACGACGCGCTTCGTCAGGGTGCCGTGCCTCAAGGCGAAATGGTCGGGCCGTCGGGCGTACCGCTTCGCATGCAGCAAAGCTCCCTCGGCGAGGTTTATCGGGCAATCGGTACGGAGGCCAATGACCTCAACGCGCTGCGCAAGACGGTTCGAGGCGAGGGGGACTGGAACCGGGAGAAGCTGGGCATGCTGTTCGGCCAGGACCGAGCCGACAATGTTCTGAACGCGATCGATCGTGAAAACGTCTTCGCTGATACCGCAAACCGCGTCACGCGCGGCTCAGACACTGCCATGGGCTCACGCTTCAATCAGTTCCTCGACGAGGTCTCTAAGGGGCAGGAGATCCCCTCGGATGCCACCCTGTCGGGGACGGCGGCGAAGCTGTTCAAGTCGATCATGAAAAGGGTGGTGCAGGGGAATGCAGAGACGAACGCCGGCAAGCTGGCCGAAGATATTGGCCGCCTCAGCGTCGCCACCGGCTCGACCCGAGACCAGATCGTCGAGGCGATCCTTCGGCGCGGGGAGAAGAACGTGATCGACCAGCAGCGGGCTTCGACCGTGCGAGCCTTGGCAAAAGCTGGTGGTTTGGCGGGCTATTCGTCTCTACCAGGGGTGCGGAACTGACGGGCAGCGTCCCAACGGCCAGCGAAAAAACCAGCCGCAAAGACCATAAACGCTATCCCGAAAGCTCCAACCGCTTCAGCGGGAAGCAATTCGGCAACCCAGCGAACCCCGAAGGTTACCGGAACAGCCACAGCCAGGACGATCACAGCCGTAAGCACGCCGATGATTTTCAGCGCGGCATGGGACGGTTCGTTCGGGTTGTGGTCGATCTGCATAGCCCTAAAATACACGAGAACGCGCGTTCCTCAATCCTCGGATGCATGAAGCTCGATCGGGCCCCGTTCAGCCGTCGAAGCGCCCGCTTATTGCCCACAGGACGACAACCAGAACCGCGCCACAGATAAACCCGACCGGAAAGCCGGGGCCGAACCAAGCTTTTAGCGCGCGGAAGGCCTCGTGAAAGGCGAAGTACACCAGCGCAGTTGCGGCGACGCAGGCCAATTGGAAAGCAACCCGGGGCATCCCCACAACATACACGAGAACCGGAGGAAATGAAGATGGGCTCAGTTCGCCTTCTCTTTCGCCTCGGCGTTGCCGTCGAGAAGATTGGTCAGAAAATTGCGCAAGTCGGCGGCCGTGGCGAGATTCATTCTAAAACGAGCGCACACCTTGGCTTCGGCAACTCCGCCCAAGTCGTTGGCGACCTGAACCAGGCCTATGCGCGCTATGCCGTTGTGAATGGAACATTCGGAGATCAGGTCAACAAAGACTGCGGGCTCGCCATCGTCAAAAACCTCGATCTGATCGGTGCCCAAAAGGATTGTGCCGGTTTTTCTCAAAAGAATTCCCCCCTCTTGACCGAGCACTACGCCCGATACGCGGCATCATTGGATCAATCTGCGGTGGAGTCGAGAGGGATATAGCCTCCGCCGACAAGCCAGTCGCGAAGGATGCGCTTTATCGCTTCCTCGCGTGTCACAGCGTATTCGGCCATGACCATTTGAACGCCCCGCTCAATCTCATCACCCAGGTCCATCGACACTTTGCCCCTTTTATTAGCCCAAGGGAATGAAACCGAAATCCCCAGAACTTGCAAGGCTCCCTCTCCGGGAGCCTTTTTCTATGGAGAATGCTCATGCCTAGAACAGGTGGCGTCTACAGCCCTCCCGCCGGCACCAAAGGCACGCCGAACACGACCATCCAGAGCGTGCCTTACAATACGTTCATCGACGACCTGACGGCAGATGCTAATGCGGCGCGTCCGATCACCGCTGGCGGTACCGGCTCGACCACGGCAAGCGGCGCGCGCACGGCGCTCGGCGTTGCGATCGGGACGAACGTCCAGGCGTATGATGCCGGTCTTCAGTCGATCTCTGGTCTGACGACGGCCGCAGATCAGATGCTCTATACGACGGCGCTGGACACATATGCGACCACGGCGTTGACCCCCTTTGCCCGCACGCTTCTGGACGACGCGAACGCTTCGACGGCGCTGACGACACTCGGAGTGTCGACGTTCATCAAGACTCTGCTCGACGATGCTGATGCGGCCACCGCGCGGGCAACCCTCGGCGCGAACAACGCTTCGAACCTGACTACCGGGACCGTTGCCGACGCCATCATGAACGCGGCAACTTACAACCTTGGCGCCGTGAATATGTCTGGCCGCCTGACCTTGACCGGCGGCGGCGAAGAGATCCGGCTCGTGTCAGCGAGCGACACAGACGACCCGTACCTCTCATTTTGGAAGGGGGGCACGATCAATGCCAGGCAGGGATACGTTCAGCATACGGACGGTGCCGGGCTCACCCTGGGTATGCGGATGCAGAACGATGTTGCCACGGGTGGCGCGCTCTCTGTCGTCCTGTCCAACAACGGTGGTGTAGACGCCTTTCGCTACATCGTCGGCGCCAGCAACTACGCTGTTTGGCACACCGGGAACCTTGCGGCCGCCGACATCACCGCGCTCTACGGCTACACGCCGGCAAACAACGGGATCAGCATCGTTGCCGGCAACGGGATTACGGGAGGTGGTACACTGGCCGCCAGCCGCACGCTCACCCTCGGAACGCCGACTTCGGTCACCAACGCCTCGACGAACAGCGTCACCGCCACTAGCCATACTCACGAACTGGTCCTGACGGCTGCCGATCTTAATGGCATCTATGGGTATACCCCGGTCAATCCAACTCGGCAGGTTATCGCCGGTAACGGCCTCACGGGCGGTGGCACCCTGGCCGCCGATAGGACGTTGACGCTTGGGACGCCTGGAACGCTAACCGCTACCTCTGCCAATGCGGTCACGACCACGTCGCACACTCATGATGTCGATTGGGGCGGCGGCGCGGCTTCCCTCGGGGCCGGCGGGATCGGTACGTATGTGTGGGCACAACGCGTCGGCAACACCAACGGGTACGCTTTCGGAGCAACCATCTCCGGCGCTAACCTTGAACCTGCGAGTGGCATTTCCGCTACCAACGGTGTCGCTCTGTCGGGGACTTGGAGGTGCATGGGTGCCATCAGCGCTGGTGCGACCAGCACTGGTTCATTTGCTATTTGGTTGAGGATTTCGTGATGGAATTTCGTGACGCTTATTACAGCCGCCCCGATAACTCTGCGATTGATATGGAGATCAACCACCCCGAATTTGGGTGGCAGCCATTCACCGCCGCCCCTACTGATCCTGAGGAGCATGGTTGCCAACTCTTCTCAATCGCCAGTGAAGGGGTGGTTGCACCTTACACGCCCCCTTCGATCGAGTCGATCAGGGGGGCAATGGCTCCGCTGACAGCCCGTCAGCTACGTCTGGGACTCGTCACCAGCGGTTTTTCACTTTCACAAGTCTCCGCAGTCATCGATGCTTTGCCGGCCGGTGCCGACAAGGATAAAGCCCAGATCGAATGGGAATACGCCACCACCTTTGACCGGACACACCCGCTGATCGCGACCGTTGGCGGCGCGCTCGGCCTCACAGACGTCCAGATCGACGCCATGTGGACGGCTGCCATCACGCTCTAACCTGTGGCTCGAAGCGATGGTTTGGTTGCAATCTGTGATCAAATACGCTTTGGATTCCGGCGTCTGTAGAAGTCGAACGCTCAGACGGAAGGCTCTGGATCGTTACTGGTTTCGATCCGGAGCCTTTTCTAGATCGATTGCGTCACGATCTGGGTCGCGACCGATACCAGGAGAGCCGCTAGCGCGACGGCCGTTCCGATCCGCGCAATCTTCATACGGCGCCCGCGAGCGCCATTCCAGTCATAGCCCATCAGGTGACCTTCGTTGGTGGCGTCCGCTGTGACCCAGGCGAAGCTGCACCATAATCCGAACCAGCCATCCCCGCACATCCGAGGTTTCAACAAACTCGGCCATATGGTCGATCGCATGTTGAAGCGTTCGTTCGGTCAGCTTGATTGCATCCTCTGGGGATGACGTGAGGCTTCTCGCCCAGGTCGACAAGTGGGGTAGCAGATCCACAACCTGGGTGCTGCTAGCGGTATGCCGCGTCGTGTACTCGGAAAACTGCCGGCAGGAATTTCTTAGGCGGAATTCGAGCTCCCATTCGTTCCGAGTGCCGTCCATGTAGAGGCTGATGGCACGACGCGCGAGGTAGTCTGCCTCGTCGCTATCGCGACCGATGTTGCGCGCGTTGACGACCTTTTCAAAGGCCGTGGCGATGGCTGCCAAGCCTTCAGGAAGAATGCATCCGGATCGAGTTTGATCAAGCAAGGCGCCAACCTCTCCACTCGCGGCGCTACCGTCCAGCGATGGACGGATTATGCGCCGCTAAGGCACGCTTGGCGAATCTTTTCCGCAACCTGCCGTATTCGGCCAATGCGCTTTTCCCTATGCGAGGCGCGCGATCCCTTGGCGGCCGTCGGTCCCAGCCGGCACTATGCCGAGCGAGGATGTCTGAGGAAGGGTAAATGCGCAGGTGGATGCTTAAGTAAACCGAGACCCATCAGGATCAGGGTGTTGAGTGCCAAGGTTGAGGTAGCGACAGCGGCAAACCTTGATAATTTAGCATTTCCTTACGCTATCGATGTCTCACCCACTTGCCGGGAATCGAACTTCGCTCCAAATTTCTGCGAATGAAGAGAGCGCTGTCCCATCTCTCACGCCTCACGCGCCACGTGCAGACCATCCTTAGCGGGGGTGCCGTGGAGCAGTTCGGTGCGCTTTGTGTGCGTGGGGAACATCCTGATGAATATGAAGTCCTATTGATCACAACCCGAGAGACCGGACGCTGGACCATCCCCAAAGGGTGGCCGATCAAGGGGCTTTCACCTCACGAGGTCGCGGAGCGCGAGGCTTGGGAAGAGGCTGGCGTCAAGGGCCGCGCCAAGAAGAGTGCCTTTGGCTACTACACCTACATCAAAGCGCTGGATGATGGCAGTAAGCTGCCGTCCGTGGTCGAAGTTCATCTCGTGCAAGTGAAGCGGACCAAGAAGCGATTTCCCGAGCGCCGGCAGCGGAAGCTTGCCTGGATGGCGCCGGCGGAGGCGGCATCGATGGTTGCTGAGCCCGAACTCAAGGGATTGTTGAGCCGCGTGGCCGGCCTCGCGCGGTAGAGTTCCTTAGTGACTTTGCAATTCAATCCGGTCCAGGAGTGATACGACTTCGGACTGCATGTCCAGGCACAGCGCCTGATACTCGTTGATCAATTCCTCGCGGCGGGGGTGCTCCTTCAGCAGATTGTCGAGGGTCTGCGCGGCCAACGCGTAGGACTCGAACAGATCGTAAAGCGTCGGGTTCCTGGCGGCTCGCAACTGTTCACGGTGATGAGGCAAGACCAGGGAGAGCCGCGCCCGTCCGAGCTTGACCAACGACATTTGTCACAGCCTTTGTCGCGTCATTTTTGTCGCGTCATGACAGATTTCCAGAATGTCTTCTTTTTGCATGCTGCGGGTAGTGCCGCAATGGGGGCACTGAACCAGCTCCCTGGTCTCCATCTGAGCGAAAGTAACCCTCTCGCGCCCGCTGCACGTCAGGCACTGAATTTCGAAGCTGTTTGAGCAATCCACGGCTCCCTCCGCGCGCACATCACAACTATCTATCACTCCCCCAACCGAAGGAAAACCCGATGAACAGAACGACGTTCCTCGCCTATGCGAGGCGCGCGCCTTTTGGCGGCCGCCTTATGCAATCCCAGATCGACGGCATGAATGCCATCCTCGACGAGTGGGATCGGCGCCAGTCGACCGGCAAGGTGATCGACAACCGGTGGCTTGCCTACATGCTGGCGACCGTCTTTCACGAGACCGGGGGCACCATGCAGCCGGTGACCGAGAACCTCAATTATTCGGCCGCGCGCCTGGCCGAGGTCTGGCCGTCCCGGTTCCCGACCGTCGCCGGCGCCAAGCCCTTCGCCCGAAACCCGCGCAAGCTGGCCAACAAGGTCTATGGCGGCCGGATGGGCAATACCGGGCCTGACGACGGCTGGCGCTATCGCGGCCGGGGCCTGCCGCAGATCACCGGCAAGGAGAACTATGACAAGTTCGGCCTCGCCAAGACGCCGGAGAAGGCGGCCGAGATGGTAACCGCCATCCGCATCCTGTTTGACGGCATGATCGGCGGCATGTTCACCGGCATGAAGCTCGCCGACTATTTCAACCAAGTCGACAACGATCCCGTCGGCGCCCGCAAGATCGTCAACGGAACCGACAAGGCGAAGCTGATCGCGGGCTATTATCGCAACTTCCTCGACGCGCTCGAGGCGGCGCGAACGCCGGCCGAGCTGCCCGACGTGAAGACGGAAGCGGCGAAGGCGGACGATGTGCCGGCCGAGAGGAGTGGCACGGCGGTCACGACTGTTGGCGGGCTCTTCGGTGGCGCCGGCCTTTCGGCGGTGCTCGGCGTCAACAATCCCTATGCCTTCGGTATCGCTGCGCTCCTGATCGTTATCGGCTCGATCGCGGCTGTCATGTTCCTCACCGGCCGCTGGTCGGTGAACCGCGCGCCGGCCCGCTGACATGTGGCCGCGTATCATCGCCGGCGGGCTCGTGCTCGCCGGCATCGTGTGGCTGGTCGCCGAGATCCGCGAGGACGGCGCGCGGTCCCTCACCACCAAGATTGAAAGGCAGAACAATGCGAGCGGTGATGCAGCGAGCAATGCTCGCAGCGATTTTGACCTATGCCTCGATCGGGGCGGCGTGTGGGATTACGGCGCCGGCAAGTGTCGACGGTCTCAGGCGGGTCGTTGGAACTGATCTGATCGGCGCGCGAGGGGCGACGACCGAAGATCAGCGGAAAATAGACCGAACCGCCGTCGGCATCTGCGCGGCGGCGATCTGGACGAAGGCGGAATGCGAACGGCACGGGGAAGGGCGCTAGGGTATGGCACCAATGGAAATCGATGCGGCGGTTCACCGCCAGCTTGGGGAATTGGTCGCGGGCATGCGGGGTCTGCAGGAATCGATCCGGCGATTGGAGGAGGGGTCTGTGCGGGCAGAGGATAAGGCGGCGACGAGCCGGGCCGCCGTGCATCAACGCATGGATCAGCTCGTCGACCGCGTCGGCGACCTGGAGGCATCGGTATCGACCATCGATTCGAACGTTGCCGAAATGAAGCCGGTGACCGACGACGTGAAGCGGTGGAAGCTGATGGGCATCGGCGCGCTCGGCGTCACGGGGATAGCCGCGATGGCGCTGGGCGTGAGCTTCGCTGAGGCTATCAGGCGAATTGTGTTCGTGATTATCGGGAAGGGATAGCGGCGCTGGGCTGCTAGCTAGAGCGAGGGGTTCCCACAGGACGAAGGTGCTTCGCTGGATTTGGTGCCAGACAAAAGAATGGCCCCGATGGGGCGTCGGGGCCAATGAGTATGCGTCATCATCAAGAGAAGCTTCACGCGAGAAACTGACTTCCCTGTGAAGCCCGGCTATGATCCCGGGGAGGATCATTGCTAAAAAACTGCCGATGCTAAATTAAGTTCCGTCTCTACCGTAAAAGAAATGGCCCCGTCGGGCGGCGACGAGGCCATCGGCACTGAGCAGGCTTCACTTCCGGAGGGATTGTGAAGGTGTCACCCTGATCGGGGAAAGGGTTTCACAAAGCCAGAAACGCAAGCGGCGGTTCTGAGTTCCGTCTCTGCAAAAAAATGGCCGCAAATTGCAACCAACGAGCCACGAAAAAGTGTGTGCGTCATCTACTCGCACGCGCTCAAACGAATGAAGCCCCGCAGGGGATGCGGGGCCTCATCGTGGAAGGTCGTCAAACCATAAAAAACGCAATGCGTACATTATTCAGTGATCGCGCGGCAATGAGAATACAACCATGGATTATTTCTGTTGCGCGATCACGGTTGTATCGTCGCAAAAATGCTGATCGATCGCAATCATGCGAAAGGGTTAGTCTCGCGTAATCAATTTGGGGGCGCAAACGGCTTTGATGCCGCCGCGGGGGATCCTATCTTTCGGAACACCATCACTGAATAATGCGGGTGCCCGGCCAATCCCGGCAGGAGCGACCCGCACAGCTCACCGGAGCTAATCCATTAGCCACAATGCAGGCGATGGGAACATAGGTTCGCTCCAGCTATGGCGTTAACGCGAGGGCGATAAGCCAAGCTGTCAAAGCAATCAGAAGCCAAACCCGAGCGTGCCTAAACCGTTGCCGTCTGGCGCGTTCCCAATCGTAGGACATGAGCTTCCCCCTCTCGGCCGCGCAAAATGCCAGATTGTGGGTGGGCGGGAAAGACGCTTTTCCTCAAAAAAATTGGCCCCAAAGTGCAACCAGCGGGGCCAAGAGAGTTCACTGTCCAACGAGCCCTCGCAGGGGTGGATAGCTGGGCTCGTTCTGTAAACCCGCCATCGAGGTGACGGTTCCGCGCTTTTATGGCGAATCCTACAAATTGCGCGGCGTGCAGAAGCCTGCTTTTATACGGGCATGACCACGAAGCTTTCAGATATCGGGCTGAGGCCTAGGCTCCTCGATGAGCTCCATCGGCGAGGGTATACGACCGTCGAGGACATGAAAGGCGTTCCCACGATAGACGCCCTGCGAATAATGGGAATGGGCGGCGCATCCTGGCGAAAAATCTGCAAAGCGTCACGGAGGGCACCATTTCCTAGCACGCCGCGCAGGAAACCATGACCGAATTCTACCAGCCCCGCTACCAGTGGCGCCGCACCGAACTGGACGCCAACGACCCGCCGACCGATTTCGATTGGCTGGGCTTCGACGGTATCGGCTACATAGGCCGCATCCGGAAAGAGACCGGCGGTCCGACGGCTGGGCGCTGGAACTGGGCGGGGTCTGTCCCCCGGACCTTTAGAGGATCGCCACCCACGCCGAACCAAGGGTATTGCGATACTGCGCGAGAGGCCACCGAGATGGTCGAGACCTATTGGGATTGGTGCCTGCGACGGATGCAGGGCGAATAGGTCAATGAAGCGGGGGTGCCTTCGGCTTTCGAAGGATCACGCCGACGGCATCTTCGAACATCGTATCTTTGGCGTCGAGCGCGAGCCAGTGGTTGTGCGCGAGTTCGATTACAGCGTCGCAGACTTCTCGCTCAGACCAGCCGGCGTCCTCAGCTTCCTCGACCACCGCCTGGAAGATTTCCTCAAGCGCTAACTGGCAATCCAAGGGTATGAGCCTTCCCGCTTCGGCGACGCAAAAATCGATGACTTCGGCATTATCTTCCTCCGGTACCCCAGCTTAGACGTTTTCGCTGTTTCATGCGTTAATTCGTCATGGCTAAAACGCTCAGAAAGAAATCTGTTCCCGCGACACTGTCCGAGCCGATGCCGCGGCGCGTCGATCCTTGCGTGGCAACCCTGGTCGACAAGCCGCCGAAAGGTCCGGAATGGGCCTTTGAGGTAAAGTGGGACGGGTACCGCCTGGCTGTCCATGTCGAGCCCGGCGAGGTGAGGGCAATCACGCGCGGCGGTTATGACTGGTCCAAGAAGTTCGGCTCCATCGTCGCTGAGGCGCGCGAGCTCGGCCATGCCACCATGATCATCGACGGCGAGGCGGTCGTTCTCGACGACCAGGGCCGCTCTGATTTCGGGCTTCTACAGCGCGCGGTCGGGAGAAAGCCAAGCCTGCACGATGCCGGCGAGATCATCTTCTATGCCTTTGACCTTCTCTACCTCGACGGCCAAGACCTCCGGATGATGCCGCTTGTCGAACGCCGGCAACTGCTCGAACCGATCGTCGCCGGCAGGACTGGTGCGATCCGCTTCTCCGAGGAGGTGCACGCCGACGGCGCCGAGTTCTTCCGGGTCGCATGCGAACACGGCCTCGAAGGCATCATCGCCAAGCGGCGGGACGCGCCATATCGATCGGGCCGCCGTCCGGAATGGCTGAAGATCAAATGCGCGCGGCGCGACTGGTTTGTGATCGTCGGATATGAGCCGTCCACGATGCCTGGCGCGATCGGCCGGCTACTGCTGGCTGCGAGGAAGGGCGACGGTCTCGTCTATGTTGGCGGGTGCGGGACCGGGTGGAGCAACAAGGAATCGGTGCAGCTACGCCAACTGCTCGACACGATGCCGGCTAGCCGTCCGCCGGTGGCGCTGAAGCGGAAGGGCGCTGTGTTCTCGGAACCTATTTTCGTTGCCGAGGTCGAATACCGAACATGGACACAGGACGGCAAGCTGCGGCATCCCTCGTTCAAAGGCATACGCGAAATGGAAGGACCGTTCCAAGTCTATGAATCAATCGCGACGCCTGAACGTTAGCCAGGGCATCATGCTGCTCTAAGCCTCAATTGTGAGCCGCAGTTGTTGTGTTATCCTTCTCCACCTTTGTAGTCATGGTGGGGTGAGAAACATGACGTCGGTTTTGGATGCGCAACCCTTATTTGCACTTGTTGCGGCCTTGTGGGTCGCCACGAATGTCACTGTTTCTGCATCTCAAGCCATTAATGAGCGACGCGATGCGGTCTTGCTCGGGCGCAGCGGTGACCAGGCGTTGAGCATCAGGCACCGCAGATTAATTATGAAGAACGATTGGCTCCCAATGACCGTGGCAACGGGAATAGCGTGCATCGTTTTCGGGGTGTTACTCGCCATAGCTCCCACAACGCTTAATTTGTCACCAAACATGTCATGGCTTTGCTACGTTCTGTGCCTCGTCCCTGGAATAGGAGCAATAAGCTTGCTGTATGGCGGCGCCCATGAATACCGCCTCATGAAGGAAGTTTTGGCCGCAGAAGAAAACGTCCGGGCGCATCCTCCTGCGAAACAGTGAGTCCGCGACGTAGTTAGCCGGAAGCCAGGAAAAGCCTCGCTGCGTTCTCGCGCTGTGGAAACCTTGGAAAAGTAAAGTTGTGATTGGCGCCCGTCGGCAGTCTCGACTGAAATCCCCGCTCGGAGGTGCGGGATGTCGCTAGCCTACTACGCCCGGAATGCAGCAAGCGCTGAACGTGCCCGACGCAGGATGAGGCGAGAGGGCGTTACAATGAGCGGAAGCATCCTGTGGACTGAAGCGGAGATACAAATCCTTCGCCAATTCCCTAGCAACCAACAGGCACACGAGAGGTTGCCGCATCGCACCATCAAGGCCATTGAGAATCAGCGCCGTAAACAGAGACTTACTAGGCAGCTTCACTGGTGGACAGCGGCAGAGATTTCGAAACTTCGTCGCATGTACCCGCGATGTTCAAAGGAAGAAATCTGCGCGACATTTCCGCATGCGACGTGGAGCAGCATTCAGCATGCGGCCTGGCGTCACAATTTTCGACGCGAGAAGCCACCGTACAAACCTACTGGCCACCCGGCGGTCGATCAAATTCTTGAAAAATGCTTCTCCATAGGATGGTCCCTCGTTGACCTCGATCGAGAAGCCAAGACCAGAGGATATTTCGCACATGGGTGCAGGCAGTGTAATGGGCCTAATTACAAGGCGATCGGTCGGGCGTTGAATGTCCTGCAGGGACGAGTATCAATTGAGTGGCTTGACGAGATATAAAAATTCGTTCCTCACCCGCTAGCCAGTTTCAGCCGTTCCGTTTTCCCACCAGCCTCACACCGGGCTGACCGTGGTTTAGAAACTCAATCCCTTCCTGCTCTAGGACCCGCTGGACATTCTGCACGTTCTGCGCACGCCCGGCTATCTGCCCGGCGCCGGCAGCCTCCATATTGCGGATGGTGTTCACGTTCACTCCCGCTTTCTCGGCCACATCCTTTTGCTCAAGCCCCGCTAAAGCCCTCGCAGCCTTGAGCTGATTCCCCGTTGTAAGCATCTGAAATCCTCTCTGAAACCATATAATTAGGTATCAGAACTAGATAGGTGTTGACAAGGTGCAAGGAAGGTTTAGGTTACTAAACATAGTTACCTAGTTCTGAAACCTAAATTAGGATCTGACATGCCGAACACTCCCGTTCAGGCAGCCGTCGAAGGCTTGCCCAAATTCCAAGACGAACTGCCCGCCGCAATTGTGAACCGCCTCGCCCATGAGCTTTCTCGTGCCTTGAACGACTACGACCTGAACTGCCATGCGGTGATCTACCCGTCGGAGAAGATGGAGTACTGCTGCGGGTTTGCTTTCGACGGGCTAGGCCGCACAGCAAATCCGGTCGTGCCCACTGGCCGAGGCAGCTATCGTCGATTCCACGACACCACTCTGGAAGACATTCTACGCTCCTACGACAATTGCCCTGCCGAGTTTCGAGACGAGACACGCGAGGAGGTGATTGCGCACTGGCGGCTCGCAGAGGCGAACGTGAATGCATTGCGGGCGCGGACTGGATTGCCTGCGGAAATCGAGCCCTTGCCTAGCGAAAACTTGGAGCACCGGATCGAGGCAGCCAAGGCGGAACTCATTGCCTGCCTTGAAGCCAAACATGGCGGAGTTTCAGCAGCGATGCATAATGACCGGTTGGTTTGCGTCTATGTGCGTGCTCCGTTGGAGGCTGTCGGATATACCGGACCAGGGTTTTACGAGATCGAGGATGCTAAGGGGCGCCGACCGATACTTTGGCTTGAGCGGCATGACTACAAGACCGTACCTGGCTTCTATTACCGTGCCGAGAGCCGTTGGAAGGGCAGGGTAGCGTACAAATTGCGCCTGAAACCAAGCACGTTTCGAATCATTCGCGAGGCGGGAGACTATGCGGGCGCATGA